TTGCCGATGTTATGTGGGAAGGTAAACTTTACCGTTTAGAAGTAGAAGGCAAGATGCTTTCTAAGAACGAACTTGCAGAACAAATTCAGGGAGAGTATCCGGGTGCAATCGTTCATAATGTTTATCCCAGTGAGGTAAATACTTCTAGAATTAAAAAGGCACAAAGATATCAACCAGAAAGATTATCGTGGAGTGATTAATGGCTCAGTGGAATAAAAATACACAAGACTTTCTAAACCAAGAAAGAACACTTTTTGAAGTTCCTTTGATAGCAACAAGGGATGGAAATGTTGTTGATAATCTCAATAGATTTCCAGTAAGTGTAAATCCTGATGCTTTTGGGAGAACTAGAATATCTCAACCACTTACACTATTTGATAGTTCTCACAGATATAGAGATAATAATCTTTGGGAAAGTTTGATTGTAGGCACTGGTTCTACGGTTGGATTTGTAACAACTCAAGGATTAGTCAATATTGGTATTGGAACTACTGCTGGTTGTTCAGTAATTAGAGAAACTACTAAGACATTCTCATATCAACCAGGAAAATCTTTGCTTGTGTTGAATACTTTTGTTCCTGCCGCACCAAAAGAAAATCTAAGACAAAGAATTGGATATTTTGGTGCCGATAATGGAATGTATTTTGAGATTAATGGTACAACTCCTTATTTTGTAGAGAGAAGTTTGTCTACTGGCACTGAAACTTCAGTAGCACAAGATGATTGGAATATTGATAAGTTAGATGGCACTGGTGTTTCTGGTGTTACATTAGATATTACCAAAGCACAAATTCTTTGGATGGATATTGAGTGGTTGGGTCTTGGCACAGTCAGAATGGGATTTGTGATTGATGGACAGTTTATTCATTGCCATTCATTCCATCACGCAAACTTTATCGAATCAACTTATATTACGACAGCATCTCTTCCTTTGAGATATGAGATTGCTAATACTGGTATTACTACAAGTAGTAGCACTATGAAGCAAGTCTGCTCTTCTGTAATTTCAGAAGGTGGTTATGAATTGCGAGGATTACAACAGGCAGTAAATACACCAATTACAGCACCAGTAGATTTACCTTCTCCTGCGGGAACTTATTATCCAGTTATTTCTATCCGTCTCAAATCTTCTCCAAATAGATTAGATGCGATTGTAATTCTGACTGCCCTTTCAATAATGGGAACTGGAAATGGACCACAATACAACTGGCAAGTGAGAGCATCGGCAACGACTACTGGTGGAACTTGGGTCAGTGCTGGTGTTGATAGTGCTGTTGAATATAAGATTGATGGAGGAACTGTGAGTGGTGGAAGAATTCTAGCATCTGGTTTCTTCTCATCAGCAAACCAATCTGCTGCATCAGTAGATATTCTGAAAGAAGCACTATTTAAGTTTCAGTTAGAAAGAAATGGATTGACTGGAACTCCTTATGAATTGACACTGGTAGTTGCATCTGATACTGCTGGTGCTGATGTCTTTGCTTCACTGGACTGGGAAGAAATTAGTAGGTAATTATTAATTGGAGGTTTTATTATGAGTGAAGTTTATCTTGGTAATCCATTATTAAAAAAGGCAAATACTTCTATTCAGTTTACTGAAGAGCAAGTTATTGAATTCATTAAATGTAGAGAAGATCCAATATATTTTGCAAAAAATTATGTGAAGATTGTTTCTCTTGATGAAGGATTAACTCAGTTTAGTCCATATCACTTTCAACAAAAATTAATTCAAAATTTCCATAATAATAGATTCAATATCTGTAAGATGCCAAGACAGACGGGCAAATCTACAACTGTCGTATCTTATCTACTCCACTATCTTATTTTTAATGATAGTGTTAATATTGGCATTCTGGCAAACAAGGCAGCAACTGCAAGAGAGTTATTAGGAAGATTAGCAACTGCCTATGAAAACTTGCCTAAATGGATGCAGCAGGGTATTATATCCTGGAATAAAGGTTCAATCGAATTAGAAAATGGCAGTAAAATATTGGCAGCTTCTACATCTGCGAGTGCTGTCCGAGGCATGTCGTTTAATATCCTCTTCCTCGACGAATTCGCTTTCGTACCAAACCATGTTGCAGACTCGTTCTTTGCATCTGTTTATCCTACTATTACTTCTGGCAAAAACACGAAAGTAATTATTGTATCTACCCCTCATGGTATGAACCACTTCTACCGTATGTGGCATGATGCAGAAAAAGGTAAGAATGAATATATTCCAACAGAAGTACATTGGTCTGAAGTTCCTGGTAGAGATATTGTTTGGAAGGAGCAAACGATTGCAAACACTTCTGAGCAACAGTTTAAAGTTGAGTTTGAATGTTTAAGTGGTGATACGACAATTGAAATTTTAGATGTAGATGGCATTCCTCAAAAAATTTCTATGGAGGATTTGTATCAACGATTGTGAGTTTTTTGGATTATAAATAATAATAAAAATGTATTATATTTACTTTCTTAAAGATTCAAACGGCAAAGTTAAATATGTTGGACAAACTCAAAACTTAAATGCTAGAAAAAGAGAACATAAAAGAAATAAACCACCACATACTTTTGAAATAAACGAGCAAATAAATCTTCCAGAAAAAGCAAAGGAAAAAGAAATCTTTTACATAGAAAAATTTGATACTTTTAAAAATGGATGGAACAAGTCCACAGGTGGGGAAGGATTCGATAATTATGAAAGAATGGGTATTGGGGGAGTTAAGAAAGGTAATATTCCTTGGAATAAGGGTATAAAAAATTGCTTTTCGGAAGAAACAATAGAGAAAATGAGTATGTCCAGAAAAGGTAGAGTTTTTAGTAGAAAAATTAATGATGATGAGATAAGAGAAATAAGAAAACTATATAATGAAAAACCAGATTTGCAAAATGTTGGAATGATTATGAAAAATGGTAAAAAAATGTCGTATGTTCAGGCATTTTGTAAAAAATATGCCAAAGAATATGATTTAACACCTCAAGGAATGAAAAAGATTGTTCTAAACGAGTGTTGGAAAAATGTTTAAACTTAATAAAAATATTGAAGTAAAAACTCCCGATGGATTTAAATCTTTTTCAGGAATTCAAAAAGTTTATAAACCTTTTTATCATTGGATAATATTTGATGATGGATCGGAAATAAAGTGTTCCGATAATCATTCTTTTGGAAAAGAAAAAATTAAAGCATCAACAATCAAAGTTGATGATTTGCTGCAGGGGAAAAAAGTAGTATATAATGAAATAGTAGAAGAGGGAATATATCTTTATGATTTACTTGATGTTGGTGAAGATAATCTTTATTATTCAAATAATTTAGTATCACACAATTGTGAGTTCTTAGGATCGGTCAATACTCTCATTAATCCAGCAAAACTTAAGATGTTGGTTTATGAAGATCCTATTAAAAAGAATGCAGGGTTGGATATTTACGAAGAACCAAAACAAGAGCACAATTATCTGATTACTGTAGACGTTGCTCGTGGATTGGGTAATGACTATTCCGCATTTATTATTTTTGATATAACAGAATTCCCTTATAAAGTTGTAGGCAAATATCGCAATAATGAAGTTAAACCAATGTTATTTCCAAATATTATTTTGGATGTAGCAAAGGCATATAATCAATCTTGGTTATTGATTGAGGTGAATGATATTGGAGATCAAGTGGCAAGTATTCTTCAGTATGATTTGGAATATGAAAATATTCTTATGTGTGCTATGAGGGGAAGAAATGGACAAGTTGTTGGATCTGGATTTAGTGGAAAGAAATCCCAACTTGGAGTTAGGACAACATCTTCTGTTAAAAAATTGGGATGTTCCAATTTAAAGACACTTATTGAGGACGATAAATTAATTGCATCCGACTATGAAATCATATCAGAGTTGACAACTTTTGCTCAAAGAGGAAATTCATTTGAAGCAGAAGAAGGGTGTAATGATGACCTTGCAATGTGTCTTGTAATATTCTCTTGGTTAGTTGCACAAGATTATTTTAAGGAGATGACAGAAAATGATGTCCGAAGAAGAATTTATGAAGAACAAAAAAATCAGATTGAGCAGGACATGGCACCCTTTGGATTTATTTCTGATGGTTTAGATAGTGGAGAAAGTTTTGTAGATGCAAATGGAGATAGATGGCATACTGATGAGTATGGAGATCGTTCATATATGTGGGATTATATGTAATGTCCTTTGATGATGAGATAGAACTAGAACATTTATTATTTTTTGATCGTAAGTGTAGAGTTTGTGGAAGAGTTAAAAATCTTATAGAAGATTACTATCTCACAAGAAAAGATAGAAAGACTTTACCATCAGCATATTCTTATGAATGTAAGGAGTGTACTATAGAGAGAGTAAAAAAAGGAAAAAAATATCAATCTAATTGGGAATATCCTGATTGGTAAATGTTCACGCATTGTTTCCCCACTGAAAATACCCCTTTTCATAAATATTTTTAGATAAATTTGGCTGCGAGGGAAAAACAAGATGCCACTAAATTTAGCATCTCCTGGTATTGTAGTAAGGGAAGTAGACCTAACTGTCGGTAGAGTTGATCCAACTTCTACTAGCATTGGTGCGATTGTTTCACCTTTCGCACAAGGTCCTGTAGAAGTTCCTACAATAGTCGGGAGCGAAAAGGATTTATTAGAAGTCTTTGGAAGACCATACGGAACAGATAAGCACTATGAGCACTGGCTCACTGCTTCTTCTTTCTTAGCATATGGTGGATCACTTAGTGTTGTAAGAGCAGATGATGATGGTCTTATAAATGCAATGGTTGGTGCTGCTAACAGCATTAAAATCAAAAGTTTAGATCATTATGAAGAACTTGGATACGATGAAAATACTATTACTGATGTAGTAGTTGCCGCAAGAAATCCCGGTTTATGGGCAAATGGATTAAGAGTTGGTATTATTGATGCTAAGGCAGATCAAAT